ACCAAAAAAAAGGACATAAAAAAACCACTCTAAAAAGAGTGGTTTTTAACTTAATTTATATGTTGGAGCTTTATTTAATAATAGTGTTCTTCAAAGGAAATGGAATAATTACTTGCATTTATTTCCATTGGTTTTTCTTTTTTAACAAATGTTATGAGCCTAATATGGGATTTCTTATGTATTAGAAATATATTGGTTTCATCTTTTATTGTATTGGAATAAAGCCTCGGCACCTTTCTTTTTAATTCATCATTAAAATTAAAATCGGGTAGATATTCTTTTATTCTATATTCAATTAAGTCGTTTTTTTGTTTTAGAATGTTTTCAATTACAAATTCACTAAATTGTTTTTTAAATTCAAGATTAGCTTCGTTAAATATATTTTCATATTTTGAAGTATCTGATTTATCTATAAAAACAGGAACCTCTTTATTTATTAAAGCATCTATTCTTTCAAGTTTTTTTGTAATCATTAAATCTTTTTCCATGCTTAAAGATACAACTTTTATAGCTGTTGCAGAAGTAGTTACAAGATCATATATACTAGGTTCGGTTTTCGTTTTTTCTTCATGGTCTGCTCCGTAAACAACCATGGCATTAGTGTTGCCTAAGAACACTAAGCTTAAAAAGATAAAAAATATATTTTTCATGTTACTAAACTATTGCAATGGCATAAGTTAAAAAAGGACATTCTAAAACAGTTAACAAACTGCATCAATATCGCTCCAATCTTCTGGAGAAACTTTTAAAGGTTCTCCAGCCGTAAACTCTCCAGTAAATCGGTAACCGTAAAGACGTTCATTAAATACTGGCCCTACTTTATGGTTTTTAATAGTTTCAACTTTAAATTTATTAAAAAGAAAGTGTGTTCTTATCGCAGTATCATGTCGCATTCTAGCAATAATTTTTAAACCCATAGCTTCCGAAAGATCAAGCATTTCATTTTGTTCATCAAAATTGCCATTTTCAGGTTTGTAATAAATTGTAAATGCAAAGGTTCTATCATTTACGCTCTGGTTTGTTTTACTTTTTCCAAAATCGCTTTCATGGCTTTCAACCACCAGACACGGAAAACTTGCTGCACTTCTAAAAGCAGATTTTATTTCTGCTAAATCCATTCTAAAGAAATCATTTAAACCATTTAGTTTTTTTTGTAAGTCTTCAAAATAGTTAATAATAACTGCGTGTGAAATATTCATATTTTTATTTTAAGTCTCTAATATCTTTATCATAGATGGCTAAAAAATCAGTGGCCAATAAATTCTGTGTCGTTTTTAATTTTGAAGGATCTGCTTTTATTTTATCGATAATAATTTCTCCAAAAGGTGTGTATTTGTTTTTTAAAGTTTGTTGTGTAGCTTCCTTTTTTGGAAATATATTTTTATAAGTATCAATAAAATTATTTCGGCAACCTTCATAAGTGTAAGCAATGGCCAATTTGGTTTTATAAGATAAATTTACAAAGGCTTCTGTGTTGGTGTCTACCAATAATTTATCAAACACCTTGCGTTTGTCTGTTTCGATGGCACTCTTATCCGTTTTCCGATATAAAGTAGCGCAGAGAGCGTTTAAATACGCCAAGTTAAAGGAGTGTTTCCAATTATAATACAAAGAATCTGCTAAAGATAGCTCTCCAATAGTAACATTGCGCAACCGCAATGCTGGACCATAATAAAAAGCACCATTTATTTTTATAGATTCTTGAAAAATAGTTCTAGTGTTTTTTTTAAAAATAAATTCTGTGAATTCTTTGTATGCTTTTGGTTGAATTTCTTGTAAGGCATATTTGATATTCGCAAAAGTATTTCCTCGCAAAAACTCTTTTGCAGTTGAAATATACAAGCGCATGCTGGTTTCCTTTTCTACTTCTTTGCTGTCTTTAACTTCAAAATGGTAACACTCAATCTGGAAACAAATATTTTCTAATTGTTTCTTCGAAAGCTCATTCCAGGAAGTAGGTAAAGTGAGTTGTATTTCTTTCATTTAACTGCAAGTTGGTAAATGAAAGGGTATTTAAAAAGGACAGAAATTTATTGGTTAATAGTTACGAAATAATACAAACCTTCTTCTTCATCCTTTTTGCCAAAAGAAGTATGAAAGTTTAAATTTTGTAAGGCTGTATAAACATCTGTATCGTATACCCATTTCGCTGGCAATACATTTATAACCATATTATTTATGTCTTCTAAAGTTTTAGCTAAAGCAGTTTTATCTTCTACTGTAGAAGGTGTAAAAGAGGAAGAAATTAACTTCTCAATTTCTTGTTGGTAATCGGTTTTCATAATTAGACAAATATAGCAGGTGTTGTCTGGTTCACTTATGCTTTTGGCAGGTTAACCATCGGCTCTTACGAGTACCGAACACCTGCCAATTATCTATATGTTATAGAAAATTATTTAAAAGCATTACTACATAAGTGATTTGACAATTCAAATATACAATTTTTATGATTCTCATTTACAAAACATTAAACATTTGATTATCAATTTTATACCTGTTTATTTTAACATTTTGTTTATCATTTTGTCATCAAATACAACGCCGTGGCCTACGAGCATTTAACTCTTGCCTTTTGAAAAGTTAAGGTAATATGAAAGTCCTCTGGTGTTACAGGCTGGAGTTTGGCAGGTCTTCGGTTGTTTTTAATTGATTGCTAAACAACTGACTAAACATAGCGTAGATAGGATAGTCGAAGGTGTCGGAGAAGTGAGTGGCGTGTTGCTGCTCTACACTTTTACGTTGTTCAGAACGTTTGTCTTTCTTTAAGCCGGATGATGTGTCTATGATTTCTGCCAGCTCTAAAGAAATTATTAGGTTCGGACAATTTGCAGAGTTGATGCGAATCTTTGGTAAGCGTCCGCGGCCATCTTCTCTAAGCATTACATTTATAAGGCGGAATTTATCCATGTAAGAAGGATTGTTTCCAACGGTCATAAGATGGACCTTCCAACCTGCATCTCTTAATATTTTTGCTGCCTGCTCTGCAAATGTATATTTGGAATTTGCAACTCTAGAATTACCAGATCTATCTCCATAAAATCGAATGGTTTTGTTTGGATAGCTATCATAATAAGGAATAAACTCCTCCAGGAATAGGTGGTCTAATATTTTAGGAGACTTCACATAGAATTCCTTAAGGGCTTTGTACTCTCTATCCTGCATTTGAGAAACCGTTAATGTGTTGATGTTTGCACCCCAATCTACAGAGATTGTTAAAGGTTGCGCAGGATCTAAATCTGCATCTTGTTTGCAGTTAAAGTTTGAACCATCTAACTTCTTTAGATCTAATGTTTCTAAGTAAGCATTATTATAATTGGTGTAATAATGTATGTCTGGATTTAATTGGGCATAGAAACCATCAGTAATTTCTTTAGGTCTAATGTTTAGCATTTCTGCATTATAGTAAACAGGGTTTGTGTATGCCTGCTTCATGTACTCAAAATAATCTCCTCTTAAATTTTGGATATTACATTTAGCTGTGGCTTTTATAAAAACAATATCCTTTGGGTTTTTTAGAGCAGCTTCTTCCATATCAGTAAACCATTTACCTTTTTTGGTTAATGGCGTTGAAGAAGTAAATACTTCACTATGTAGTAAAGGAGCGTTCTTAAATATTTCTTTTTTTGCTCTATTTGTGTTTTTTACATTAATAGCTAGCTTTTCATCATCTAACAAACCCGCTTCATCTCCACGAATTAAATAGGAATTCAATCCACGCCCAGAATCTTTATGATCTAAAGAAACAAACTGATATATAAATCCATTAGAAAAATGCATGATATTATTAAACGCATCTGGAGATTGAAATGGCATTTTAAACCCCATCTTTTTACCTGCCATAGAACCCACCACATAATCTATATTTTCATAGATTCCAAAGAGTTCTAATCCTTCTTTCATTGCAGGCAAAAACTTACTTAATATTTGAGAATAAGTAGAACCAACCATTGCGCCTGAAGCTTTAGGTAATTGCTTTAAAACTTGACTTGTGTCATATCCCAAATAAGTGGTTTTACCAGTACCACGACCCCATTCTAAATATTTTTGCTTTTGCGGAGACAAAGCTGCGGCTAATTGTGCTGGATTTAATTGAACTTTATTTACCTTCATCCTTTATATCTTCAAATGGAACATCAACAGCAAACTTATTTAAATCAATAACTCCTGTCTGAGCCATATTCATAAAAATAGTTTTAACATCTTTATCAATGCCTATTTCATAAATCTGCGCCTGTAGTTTCTCTGGATTAAATACAGATTCTTCTTTGTCTAGATCTGCCAATTTTATCATTCTATCTAGGCATTTGCCCATAGTTTCTAGGTTCTTGTCTTTTGTAGCCATTTGAAAAAGCTTCTGGTTATACTCAAAAATTATATAACGCCAACCTTCTTTTCTGCTTTGGGTAATGTCTCCAAATAGAGAAAGTGCTCTGTTAATATCTCTATAGGCTGTAGCAGAAGAAACATTAAACTGTTGCTTTAATATTTTAACGGCCTGTTCTCTACCATGCCAATTTAAGAGCAACGAAAAAGCAGTTTCCCACCGTTTTTTCATTGCTTCTTCTGGAGCAGAAAGAACCATTTTAGTTTCATCTAAATAAGAAGCTAAAACATTCTCGAAATGCGTGTCTTTTGTATCAAGTGTAACTATGCTCATTTAATATAAAATTGATTAATATCTTCTTTGGACAAAATTTGTCCGTTTCTTTTTACTTCAAATTTTCGATTATTATCTT